ATGAAAACATAGTGCTGACAGACCCAACAGAAGCAGAAGCTTACTTCAACTATCTGTCCGGGGATAGTGACCCTACCTTGATAGAAGTGCGTACAGCGGACTGGCTGGACGCTAACAACAAGGTCCCCAACTCCCTTACGTGCCCCTACATATTCATTGAGCCTGTGGACTCTCCTTTGTTCAGGACAGGCCAGTTCCTTGCGGTTGTGCTAACCCCTGACGCAGGAACTGCCCCTTATACGTTTTCTATAGTAGCAGGTGCTTTACCTACAGGGGTAACTTTAAACACCTCGTCCGGGCTTGTCAGCGGCACACCTACGGTAGAGGATCAGATATGGAGCGTTACCATAGATGCAGTAGACGCAGAAGGGTGTGCTGTCAATGAAAGAACCTACACAGGCAACACCACCTATAACGGACAAGTGGTGGACGTACAACCTGAAGGCATCATTCAAATCAGCGCAGGCGTTCCTTTCTCACAGACCTTTACAGCCTCAGGTGAAGGGTTTGGCCCTAACTTTACATGGACTATAGAAGGGGGAGCTTTACCTCCCGGTTTGTCTTGGATTAACGGCACCGGAAGTAACACCTCTGCAATTCAAGGGACACCTACAGGCGTAGGCGCACCTTACACCACGGTATACACCATAACAGCGATGGATGACTCCGTTCCAGCTGGCGGTACTTCTGTTATTATATTTAGTCTAGTATAACAATGTGGTATGACTACGACCCAGAATCTTATAAAAGACAGCTTAGTGAGTATGACATTCTGTTACTAAAAGAGCTTGGTATTGACCCTGAAAAACATAGTATGTTGGATGAAGAGTTAAATACAGTGCTAGAGTCAGTACAAGAATGTCTTAAGCTGAGGGGAGAGACTCCTTGATAGAATGGTGGGACAGGGTAGAGCTAGAAGAAGACGATAACTCCCATGACTGTGGGTTTTTAGACACTATTCTAGAAGACGCAGAAGAAAAAAGAAGACAGTTCATGGACTCGTTTTCAGACTTCATGTTCACAGAGCAGCCTCCGGTAGCAATGGCAGTAGAAGATAAAGCCTATTGGGAGTGGACATGCGTACTGACTAACAGCAGTAATCAGCTACTGACCTTATCCTTAGTCTTTGAGTTTCACGAAAGATTCAAATCTGTGTACACAATAGAGATAACAGTAAACACTAATAAGATATTTTCAATAGCAGGGATCGTAACACCAGCAGATTTGCCGGTAGCTGCGTTTAACGACATCTATAAACTAATAGCTTATATTATATGTACAGACACTGGAGAAAGCGTATATGGCAACGGAAGTTAACACAGCTACAGGTAAATCACAGCGTGAAGTGACTAGAGACCTTCTTAAGAAGACACTTGTAAAGCAGGCAGGAAAGTCTGATGTACTAGCTAAAAGCCAAGCTTTTGTTATGCCTAAGGCTTCACCTACTACGGGCGTGAGCGGTACTTCGGACATGCCTACCTTTAATTACTCTGCCTCTACAGGAGCAGCCTCCAAGGTACCTCTACAGATAGAATCCTACGAGGACCTTCCTCCTGTACGTACAGTAAAAAAGACGAACAGGAAAACACTAGTAGAGGACTTAGTCACGAAAAGCTTGTCTTCCATATTAGAGTCAATGGGCGAGTCCATGATAGAAGAGGCAGGAGGTAAGTTTAACCTAGTAGAGTACACTACAATAAACAATAACACATATAATGTTATATTCCAGCATGTTGTAGGTGAAAGCTCCATGCAGATCCAGTGTGCGGTTAACTTGATGGACGAGGAGTCCATTGCGTCCGTTACCACTACGACTAAAGGGCAGACCTACTCACAGACCCTTTCAAGAACTTACTCAAGCCCGGATAAGCTCATAGAAGACTTGTCTGGCCTGTTAGAAGTAACTCAAAAAGCATGTCTGTAAAACAACTCATTAAAGACAAACTTTGCCTGACTAAAGGAAGTGTGTCTAAAGTGTTCAATGTAGGCAGAAAAGACGTGTCTGTTTCTATGTCCTACGAGGAAACAAGTACAGACACCCAATACTCCATGCACGTCAGTATATATGACCCTACTGAGCCTCTTAGCTTTGACCTGCTTACAAAGAAAACAGACTCCATCAGATGCAACGTATTTGGGGTAGATGTAGCTACCTGCACTCTAACGCCTAAGTTACCGGGGTGTAGAAACTGCCCTTTAGCCCGATAATTCTGATTTTACATACACTTACATTAATAGCGCCGCATAGATATATCGGTAACATAGTGATTTTATGAAATTTCTACCACTGAGAGAGATAACCACAACAAGCGCAGCCCCTGCCGGGGTACCGGCAACCGCGCTTGGTGGGCGTCCTTCAGATGCGTATAAACGAATGACGTTTAAGAAGCTTAAGAAAAACGAGTATATCATTAGGGCAGCTTAATGAGCAAATCCGTATTCCGGTACTTGTTTGGCGAGGAATACAAGCTTCCTCTATTGAACGATGCCTACAGCATAGGCCCTGATGAGTTTATAGATATAGTAATGGACAGCTTTACTTTAAAGTACTATATAACATATCCAAGCGGCTTGTCTAAAGAACTAGCGTCCGCATCAGAGACTAAAGACGAGTTGATGAAGACAGTTAAAGACCCGGAGCAAGTAGAACACATACTCAGGTACGCTACTAACTGGAGACACACTGCGTATTACCCTGCAACCAACATGCAGTATATCGTATTTCCAGACGGTAGAATAGGACGAGGCGGATATGGCAACCACCAATGACCCAAATATGACAGAAGAGTTAAAAGAAGGGCAGATGTTGCTGATTGAAACAATGCCCTTTGATTACAACGTAGAGTTAATAGAGTCTAAAGGTACGAATGAAACATGGCTAGAGGTAAAAGGTAGATTCCAACACGCAGACCTTCAAAACCAGAACGGACGAGTGTACCCAAGGTCACTGTGGGAGAAAGTACTATCTGACGATAACGTTATGAGTTCCTTGAAAGAAGGAGCCATGTTAGGTGAGCTAGACCATCCAGAAGACGGTAAAACATCCTTAAAGAGGGTGTCCCATATCATCACCCAGCTTCAAATGGAAAGCACAGGTGAAGTCACTGGACGTGCCAGAATCTTGAACAATGACCACGGTAAGCAGCTTAAAGAGATCTTCGCCGCAGGCGGAAAAGTAGGTATCTCTTCCAGAGGCTCAGGATCAGTAAAACCAGTTAATGGCGCTCAAGTAGTGCAAGAAGACTTTAAGTTAAACACTTTTGACTTTGTAGTCACTCCTTCCACGCCTAATGCCTTCCCAAAACCATTAAACACAGAAGCTTTAAAATCTAATAAAAACGAAAGTGTACCGGCAGAGAGTGATACTACTCAGGAGGATTACATGGATTCTGCAAAGAAACTTACAGAACTTAAGAAAGAGATTCGCTCTCTTAAGAAAAAGGTAAAGGGTGAGCTTAATGAGGAGTCACTAGACTCTCTAGAGCTTTCTTTAAACAGCATCGAAATTAACTTAAATGCAATGACCAAAGACGAGACTGCCAAGTATTTAGCAGAAAGCCTTCTTGAGTCAGTACAAGGCATCCGAAAGTCACTCGTTGAGAAAGAGAAAGAAGACGACGAGGAAGATGAAGAAGAAGAGGATGACGACAAGAAGAAGTCTAAAGAAGACGAAGAGGAAGATGAAGAAGAGTTTGTAGGAGACAAGAAAGCCTCCAAGAAACAGGACTTCATGAAGGGCAATGCGATGGGCGAAGACGCAGAGTTTGATGAAGCAGATATGGAAACTCTAAAGTCACTAATGGCTATGGCAGAAGACGACAGCAAGACAGACGCCCAGATCCGTCTATTTGAAGCAGACCGGCAGTCAATGGCAATGATTGTCAATGCACTACGTAACAAAGTAAAAGAAATCGTCGCAGCACAGGCACCTATGCATGAATCATTAGAGGAAGCAGCGTCATTAAGAGAAGAGAATGAGTTTCTTAAGGACAGAATTAATATCCTTAGCTCCATGATCAAACGGTATCAGGAGTCAGTAGAGTTAACACCAGACGCAGCCCCTGCTAGTGAACTGGAAACAGCAGTAGCTTCAGCCGTAGCAGAAGATGCTACGTTTACCAACTACAGCGGGTATCTACTTGAGTCTACCTCTAAAGAGGATTTTGAGTCACGTAAAAAGCAGATCCTTGAAGTAGAAGAGGAGTCAATCCCTGCAAAAGGCGTTGTAGCCTCTCTCAGGGTGGAGCGGGAAAGCGACAAGGCAGCAGGTGCCTCACTGGCAGATCGTGCCCTGAGCATCCTAAAGAAGCAGAATAACACCCATGTTACCCGCAGCGGTCAGGTTATGGAGTCTGTTAAGAACATTAAATAGTTTAGATTACGCCGGTACACCGGCAATAAAACAATAGTAGTTAATTATAGGAGGATTTACAATGTTAGAAGTATCAAGTTCAAAGTCACTGGCAGAAAGCACACTCGCTTTCGGTGCCCAGCTTGCAGCAGGCAAATGGGCAGAGTACGTTGACGGGCTAGAAGGATCAACCCGCGACATTACCGCTCTTCTTCTTGAGAATGAAGCGCAGTATCTGGACAACCTTGATGAGACCACCAAGGTAGTTAATATCGGCAACTTCTATAAGTTCGCCTTCCCGATGGTTCGGGCAATCTTCCCTAACCTCGTCGCGATGGACATCGTTTCAGTCCAGCCCATGCAGGGACCAGTTTCACTGGTCTTCTATCTTGACTTCATCTACGGCAGCACTAAGGGCGACATCACCCGTGGCGACCGTCTCTACAAGTCAGGCTTCCCCCATGCGACCGCGCAGAATGAAGCAAACTACGACGGACATGACAGCAATCATCTGTTCTCTTCAGAGACAGTTAACCTTGAAGTTGCAGTCAATGGTTCAGGTTCAGCCCTTGTCCTTAGTGGCGCAGGCGACCTAGGCTCAACCGCAGCGGCTACCTCATTCAAGCCAGTCCGTCCCGGCTCACTAGAGATCTGGGTTGGTTCTTCACGTAGCACCGCAGTCATCGCGGCCACTGCTGACGCATCAGGCACGATTGCCAAGGCAACTGGGTCACCGGCAGCTGTTACCTCAGTAACAGGTACAATCACACACAGCACCACCACAGGTACCAACATCGCAGCGTTAGTTATTGACACTGACGGTTCCTCACCGTACCAGAACGCCAAGATTTACTTTACCTATCGGTTCGCCGCAGAGGGCACCAATCAGGTAATGGAAATTGACCTTCAGCTTCAGTCAACCTCAGTTACCGCTGAGCGTCGTGCGCTCAAGGCCAACTGGTCAGTTGAAGCAGCCAATGACCTCAAGGCGCTACACAACCTTGACGTTGAGGCAGAGCTTACCGCAGTTCTGGCTGATGAGATCCGCTTTGAGATCGACCGCGAGATCATTGAAGACCTCCGCGCAACCTCAGTTTCAAACGGCGCAGCTGTTCGTGAGTGGGACCGTTCAACTGCATCAGGTAACTACGCTTACTACGAGAAGAAGATGGAGTTCTATGATGAGCTAGTTGCCCAGAGCAACCGCATCTTCCGTATGACCCGTAGAGCCGCTGGCAACTTCGTTGTCGCCGGTATTGACGTTTGCGACACCATCGAGGCGCTCCCCGGCTTCCAGCCAACTAACGTTGTCGGAAACGGCGTTGTCAAGATCGGTACAGTCAAGGGCCAGTGGGATGTATACAAGGACCCGTATCTCGTTGGTAACATCGGAACCGATCCAAACCAGATTGGTAACGAATACCTCATGGGCTACAAGGGAAGTTCATTCCTTGACGCAGGCTTTGTATTCGCACCTTATATTCCCCTCTACACCACACCAACCTATGTCTTTGCCGACTTTGTCGGAACCAAGGGCATCATGAGCCGCTACGGCAAGAAGGTCATCAACAACCGCTTCTATGTCGGTGGCCGCGTCATCGGTTCTTACTAGTAGTTTATCACTCGCAGCTAGGTATAGAGGCGGCGGCAACCCCGCCGCCTCTATTTGCATAGAGGGAATATGAAATTTAAACCAGTTAAGCTAAACGAGATCGCTCCCCACGCAGGAAGCATTCAGCTTCCGTGGAACCCTAGCTTAAAGCCTAGTGCAGCCCATATAATAGCCGCGTATGATGCGGCTTCAGATAAGCATAAAAAAGAAGGGATGGACTGGTACACCGTAGCGCATGAACACGCAAAGTTATTAGGGCAGGGTAAACCAAACGGGACACACATGGCAGCAGGAGTACTAGCTGCGTACAGCCCTAGGACAGACTGGACCAGAAACGTGCATCATGCCACATTAGCAATGACTTCTAACCAAGCGCATGGATCTGACAGAGGGGCTATGGATATGCATAAAATCCCTGCTCAAAGAATCATGAACGGTGAAGCGCACAACGAAGTGCTTGGTGGCAATAAGACTAAAGCGTTTGCACACCTGATTGAGCACGGCGGTAGAGACCACAGAGACCCTTCTAAATTAGACCACCACACCGTATGCGTAGACACACATGCTGTAAATATAGCAATAGGGGCGCGTACCTACGACAAAGACGCTAAAGAGTACCAAAAAGCTATTTTTAGCAAAGGTGATCTAGGCAACGCGCAATACGAACACGTGGCAGAAGCCTATAGGCAAGCAGCAAAGCACATAGCAAAAAGAGACGGAATTGATATAGCGCCTCACCAAGTGCAGGCAGTTACTTGGATTCATCACCGTCATAAGCATGGTTTAGACGACCGTACTTTATGCAGCCCTACAGGGTGCGGTAAGTGCGAGCACAATAAAGTAACTCAAAATAGTATGTTTTAGACAAGGAGATCACAATGAGTAAATTTGCATACATGAACTTTAACCCTTACACGGTCCTGATCCATCTAAACAATGGCATCCCACTGGCCGTACCCCAGAACAACGGAGTGAAGGGAGAGTTCTTCGCTAAGTTTGCAGTTCCTGTAGGTCCGCTTACAGAGGTACACGCAGACCGAGTTATTAAATCCCACATCATCAGAACCATTGAAGAAGGGGAAGACGTACAGCCTATAAAGGTAGTACGAGAAAAGGCAGTAGTTGCTCCTGTAGTGATGGAAAATACGGCACCCGTCCGTGAGCCAGCCCCTGCGCCTGTTGAGCTTCCTGTAGAGCCAGTGGAAGAAGAAGATGATTTTTCTGATGGAACTGCCCCTGTACGTGAGCCAGAGCCTCATCCTGTGCCGGTAGAAGAGCCGGTAGCGGAAGTAGTGGCAGAAAAGAAGCAGTTTGTAAAGCGTAAGAACCGCAGATAGTTACAGGAGACGGCAATGCTAAAAGTCAAAGACGTAAGCGACTATATAGTAACCACTTTAGGTGGTGACGATGTTGCCGTTGAATTAACATCTAACGACATTACAAAATGCATTCAAGAGGCAGTAAGGCGTTACTCCAGAATGAACCCTCTGAAGAACAGAGAGGCCAGACAAGTATCGCCTAATGAAATTGCATCATTTGAGCTAAAGCCTTACTGTAGAGACGTAGTAGATGTAGAGATCTCTAACCCTATTCAGAACTTTGAAGTTATGTCGTCACAGGAGTTCAACCTGTTCAACAGCTGGCATTTAATCAATGCTGGTTATAGCTCTGGCCTGTCTAAAGCGGATGAGTATCAACTCACTTTAGTTTGGCGTGAGATGACTTCTAAAATCTATTCTTTAGACCCTGACTATTATATAGACGAGGACATTCAAATAGATGAAGCGTCTGACGACGCAACAGCAGTTAAACCTAGATGTATTTATTTCTATAATCCAACAGGGTTATCCTATAAATGCAGCTGGGTAGAGATTGGGGACAGGCCATTAGAGAAAGTAACAACTAGGGATGAAGACTGGGTACTTAGCTATTCTTTGGCACACGCTAAAGAAATACTAGGTAGAAAACGCGGCAAGTTCGGCACCCTCCCTGTAGCAGGACAGCCGTTAGAGCTAGACGGCCCTGCGCTGTTACAAGAAGCCAGAGAAGAAAAGGCAGAGCTTAACGAAGACCTTAGGCAGAGGTTTATTGGAGTTAACTACCCAGTTTGGGGATAGCTTATGAGCATACCTATACCTCCAAAGCCGCCCAAATGGAATCCGTCCAGCGATATTAACTTTTATAAGCGTGTATCTCTGGAGGTAGCCAATCTTTACTTCAGAGAAATGAAGGTACACCTTATAGACAGAGAACGCACAGTCGTGGACCCTCTGTACGGGGAATCAAAGAACATACACTACACAGACTTTAATATAAGAGCACAGTGCATTATTGACCCTAAGAAGACCGTCCTGACCAACTACGGGTTAGACGACCATCGTGACCTTATTGTTAATATACCGAAGTCTGTGTTTGAAGAAGGAACAGGAGCAGAGGGAGATTATCCAATGTCTCTAGGTGGGTTCCCGCTGCCTTTAGAAGGTGACATATTCATCCTTGAAGATGAATGGTTCCGCGTCATGGATGAGACTAAGATTGATTACTTTTGGCATGAGGATAAGAATCTAACCCATTCATTCTCCTGCCTGCGTAAGAGAGACAGGTCTGTTACGGATGACGTGCCTGTGGACGAAAACAACACGGCAGGCCCTACGGCTGTACCTAAGTATACGGATGAGGCGTTCCCCGGAGAAGAAGATGAAAATTAACAAGAGCGCCAAGGTAAAAGGCACTCCGGGCAAGAAGGCTAAAGCTTCAGTGCGTGTTAATAAGAATGAACCGATAAAAGTAATCAGCAAAGAATGGCAGTCTAAAGGGCAAGACACGGTACAGGACATCCTCTATGAAGAGGGTGACCTATTTGCTAAGAAGCTACAGTTAAACATACTACAGCAGGTATTGGGTCACGCTGCCCTTACTCCTGCATATCAGAGATGGAAAGCTAAGAATCAGTTAGACCCTAGGATATTAATTGCTACCGGCGCGTATGTAAGTGCGATCAAAGCTAAAAAGCTACCAGACGGGTCCGTAGAAATAAATGTACCTGACGAGACGCACCCTACAGCTAAAATATCATATAGGCTTTTAGGTGCAGTGCATGAGTTTGGACAGATTAAATGGCAGAACACAGGAAGAGGTATCCCTGCACGGCCACACTGGAGACCGACAATCCAATGGTGGTTGAAGAAGAGAAGACAAGAGACTGTTAAAGCTATAGAAAAGGCACTGCATAGTAAGATGTGGATAAAGTTGAAGTACAAGATAGGCAATAAAGAATATACAGTACAATAGAGGAACTAGAATGAATACACGAGACAGAGTTAAACAGATGTCGAGTCTCCTTAACCTAACTGAAAGTCGTCTTAAGAAGAATGATAATTTACTCACTGAGACACTTCACTTAAGTGGCGATCCTACGCAGCCTACAAGAGATGAAGCAGAAAGAACAGGGCTAGGAAGACTGGCGTTGAGCATGGAGCCTTCTTTTGGAGATCTAGCAGACGTTAATAAAAACGTACCTGAGCTTATTGGTTCATTCAAAGGGCATGAAGAACAAACCCCTGTACATGAGGATGAAGACGATCCAGCCTCATGCTCCAGCTGCCATGTATCTTTCCCTAGCCATCAAGTAGTGGACTCCAACAACCAGTCTTTAACAGACCCTATGTGTAGGCCTTGTGCTGACGAAACAGCCACCAGAAAGGGAGCGCATTTCATTAAGAGAGACACCGCAAACATGTCTCACAATGAGCTACGCTGGCTTCCGTGGAGAATGCAGAACGAGGACGTTATCAGTG